CGTCGAGCGGCAATCTCGCGGGCATGGGCGGCGCGAAGGGCACGCCTGACGGGGTTCCGTCCGGGCTTACCGGGCCGGGCGTTGACGACAAGAACGCGGAACTTGCCGGTCTGGAATTCACGGACGAAGCGGCCGACGGTGCGGGGTCAAGCCAAGACGACGCGAATTCCAACTCGATGGCCGGCACGCAGGACGCCGCCGGGCCGCAGGAAAGCGGTTTTGGCGGCGGTGCTGCCGGCCTAGGGGACCAGGCGGGTGTCGGCGGCGATGGCGGCGACGCGGGCGGGACCAGCGGGGGCGGCGAGGACGGCTGGCGCGAAGGCGGCTATACCGGCCACGGCGGCGACGGCGTCGTTGACCCCAACGCGGAAGTGCGCGGCCCATACCACGAAGGCGAATACGTCGTTCGCCACGAGGCGACGCATCACTACGGCCCGGACATCATGGCCGCGCTCAACAGGGGCGAAATCCCCAAGAACGCGCTTGCCGCGCTGGTCGCGCAGCGCCGGCCGATGCAGTCGGCAAACCATCTCTTGCAGATGATGCGCTACGGCTGACATGCCACGCGCGCCTTTCGCGTTCAGCGCATACCAGAACCGGGCGCTCCCGGTTTCCGCGCAACGCCTCATCAACTGCTACGCCGAAAAGCAGCCGCAAGGCGCAAAGGGCGATATCATCCTTCTGCCGACGCCAGGCATGGACGCCTTCGTTACCGCAGGAACCGGCCCAATCCGTGGCATGGTTGAGCTTGCCGGCCTGCTGATCGTTGTTTCCGGCGTGGAAGTCTATCGCGTTTCGTTCGATGGCGTGGCCACGCTGATTGGCACCGTTGAAAACGGCGGCCCGGTTTCGCTCGCGGTCAACAGCGCGCAGGCGCTGATCGTCGTCCCGGAAAGCGGGCGCGGGTGGATCGCCACAACGTCCACCGTGACGGCGATCACTGACGTTGATTTCCCTGTTGCGACCAGCGCCACCTACATTGACGGATATTTTATCGTCACGGAGGCAAACACAGGAGATTTTCACGTCTCTGCCCTCGATGACGGAACGACGTGGAACGGCGACGTGGCGAACGCGGAACGCTCGCCGGATAACCTCGTGCGCGCGCTACGCGTCGGCTCGGTTCTTTGGCTGATCGGTGACAAGACGACCGAGATATGGAGCAACCAGGGCGCGTCTGATTTCCCGTTTCTGCAAGTGTCCGGCGCGTTCATCGAGCGCGGCACAGCGGCGCGGTTTTCGGCTGCCGCGCGCCTCGGCACGCTGTTCTGGCTTGGCGATGATCGCGTTGTCTATCGTAGCGATAACTTTTCCCCGACGCGGATCAGCAACCACGCAATCGAGCAGGCCATTGCGGGCTACGCGGTTGTCTCGGACGCTGTAGGCGGGATTTATGAGCAGGAGGGGCACGTCTTCTACCTGCTCACGTTCCCGACCCAGGGCGTGACGTGGGTGTATGACGGCAAGGAAGGCTTTTGGCACGAGCGCGAAAGCGAAGGATATTCCGGCTACCGCTGCCAGCACTTCGCCAATTTCGCAGGCGCGGCGGTCGGCGGGGACAGCAGCACGGGCGAGCTTTACACCCTGTCGCCGCTCGCGGCGACGGAGGACGGGGACAGGATCATCCGCGTGGCGACGGGATACCCGTTCCACGCTGAAAGCCGCCGCGTGTTCTACAGCGCGCTGGTCGCGGAATTCGAGCGCGGCGCGTCGGCCTATGCGTCCACGGACCCTGCCGGCATTGACGGCAACGTATGGTTGACCGTCTCGGACGACGGCGGCCGGACGTGGGGCGCGGAACGCTGGCGGACGCTCGGCTTTCAGGGCGATTATCGCGGGCGCGTCGTGTGGCACCGCCTTGGTTCCGCGCGCGAGCGCGTGTTCCGGCTGCAATGGTCCGACCCGGTGCGAACCGTGCTGATCGCTGCTGTTTTTGAATACGAGCCGGGGCAGTCCTAGTGGCCGTTCGGACGTTCTACCAAGAACCTCCGTTCCGCGCCGACGTGGTGGACGCGCAGAAGCGCGTCACGGCGCCGTGGCACCTGTGGTTTTCCTTCGCGACGAAGTCACTGGCGCGGGAGATCATCGTTGACAGCACGGCAGACCCGCCGAACCTCGGATCTGGCGCGGCCGTGTCGGCTACGGTCACTGTGCCGGGCGCCGAGGAAGGCGACTTCGCGCTGGCGTCCTTCGTGACGGCGAACGTAGGCATTTCGCTTTCGGCGCAGGTCACGAGCGCAAACACGGTCACGGTCTGGTTTTTCAATCTCAGCGGCGGCGCCATTGACTTGCCGGCTGGCACGCTGCGCGTTTGGGTCAGGAAGGTGTCATGAGCTGGAGCAGCATCATTGGCGCGGCGATCCCCGCCGTCGCGTCCGTCGCGTCCGGGTTCCTTGGCTCGCAGGCTGCCAATCGCGCGGCGGGCCAGCAACAGGCGGCGGCCGATCAGGCGGCCGGGCTGACGCAGGCGCAGATTGACCTTCAGCGCGATATGTATGGCCAAAACCGCGCGGACCTGGCGCCGTGGCGGCAGGCTGGCCAGAACGCGCTTGCCGGCCTCATGGCGAACTGGGGCCAGAACTATACCGCCAGCCCGTCCTATAACTGGCGGATGCAGGAAGGGATGCGCGCAGTGGACGCCGGCATGTCGGCGCGCGGGCTGCGCAACAGCACGGCGCGGGACCGCGCGGCGGCGCGGTTTGCGGACGGCCTTGCGTCGCAGGATTATGAGCAGTGGTGGAACCGTGGCGCGGGCCTCGCGGGCATCGGGCAGACGGCCACGGCGCAGGGCGTGCAGGCGGGGCAGAACTACACGGGGCAGGCGGCGCAGACTGCGAACAACCTCGCCAGCATCTACGGCCAGGCGGGCAACGCGCAGGCGGCGGGCACCATGGGCGCGGCGAACGCTTGGGGCCAGGCGGCGCAGAACCTCGGCAACATCGCGGCGGGATATCGCTGGTAAGGATCGCGCGGCATGGTTTTCTCTCTCGACACGCGCCTGCCGATGGCCGGGCGCGGCTATGACTACGGCGCGACGCAGCGCAACGCGCTTGTGCAGATGCAGATGGAGCAGGCGCGGCAGGAAGCGGACCAGAACAACGCGCTTGCGGCTGCCTATCGCACTGAGGGGGCGGCGTTGCTGGGTTCCGATCCGACCGCGCAGCTTGCGGCGGCGGGGCGGCTGGCGGCGCTTGGCCCGCGTGCGTTCCAGATGGCGGCGCCGATTGCGCAGAGTGCGCGTGAGCGGCAGGAATACGAGGAATACCGCCGTCGTGGCGCGCCCGCGCGAGCGGGCGGGGTAGAGATGCCTGTCGCCGGCGGCGATATGCTTTCGCGCATTGCCTCCGTGGAAAGCGGCGGCGATCCGAACGCGCGCAATCCGGCGTCATCGGCTGCCGGGGCGTTCCAGATCACGGATGGGACGTGGCGGCAGTATGCGCCGCGTCTGGGGCTTGGCGACGCGGACAGGATGAACCCTGCCGCGCAGCGGCGCGTGGCCGAGGCGATCCAGGCGGACGCGCGCGGCGCGGTTGGGCGCGACCTTTCGCCGGGCGAGCAGTATGGTGCGCACCTGCTGGGCATCGGGGGCTTGCGGGCGTTCCTCGGCGCCGATCCGAACGCGGACGCGCAGACCGTCTATGCGCAGGCTGCCGGCCCTGGCATCGCCGCGCAGGCGTTCCAGCGCAATCCCGGCCTGCTTGAGCCTGGAATGACGGTCGGACAGGTGATGCAGCGGATTGGCGCGCGCGTCGGGGGCGCGCCTGGCGGCACCACGCCCGCGTCCAGCGACGCGCCGGGCCGCTCGCCGCGCGTTGCCGTTGACGCTGCGACGCTCGCGCAGTTGCAAGCGGACCTTGCGCACCCTAACCGGCTCGTTCGGCGCGACGCTCAGGCGCGATTGGCGGTGCTGAATTTCCAGAGGCAGAACGTTGGCAGCACGGCGCAGCCTCCGACCATCAGCCTCGGCGCGGGCGCTCATGGCCAGGCAGGCGTTTACGAGCGCACGCCCAGCGGGCTGCGGTATCTCGGGCCTTCGCCGGAACAGACGCCGGCCACTGTCGGCACCATCCCGCCCGGCTTCCAGCTTGAGCGCACGCCGGACGGCGCTTATCGTATGGTGCCCATCCCCGGCGGGCCGGCAGACTTGGCGCAGCAGCGCCAGGCGCGCGCCGACGCAAACCGCCAGACGGGCGCGCAGCGCACGGGCAATATCGTGGTGCAAGACCTTGACCGGACGCTACAGCTCCTTGACACGGCGACGCTGCCGGTTGCCGGGATTACGGCAGGGACTTTGGCGCGCGTCCCTGGCACAGCCGCAGCCGACGCGGCGCGCCTCCTTGACAGCGTCCGCGCCAATGTCGGCTTCGCGCAGCTTAACCAGATGCGGTCGGAAAGCCCGACTGGCGCGGCTCTCGGCGCTGTGACCGAACGCGAATTGCAATTCCTGCAAGCAGTTCTTGGATCGCTGGATCAGACGCAATCCCCGGTTCAATTCCGCGACAACCTTGTAAGGCTTCGCAACGTGTTCCTCGATATCGTCCACGGCGAGGGAGGCGGGCCGCCCCGGCAGCAGCCGGGCTTTCAGCGAGGCACGAACGCCCCCCCGGCCGGCGCCAGGCCGCCGGATGCGACCCCGGAAACTCCCGGTCCCGGCGGGCGCGGCGTTGCGACCCCGCCGACCGTCACGACGCGGCGATATAATCCCGCCACGGGGAGGATCGAGTAATGATCTCGGTGCAGATGCCGAACGGGGAAACCGTCGAGTTCCCGCCTGGCACGCCGCCCGATGTCATGCAAGGCGCCATTCGGTCCTATCTTGCCGAGCGCAACTCTCAGCGCGGCACCGGGGAGCGTGTCGCGCGCACCGCAGGCATGGTCGGGCAAGGGTTCAACGAGGGCCTCGCGCAGACGCTTGGCGCCGCGCCGGATCTAGTGGCGTCTGGGCTTCGCGCCGTTGGCATCCCGACCACGGCGCCCGGTCAATACACGGATTGGGCGCGACAGGGCATCCAGTATGTTACCGGCGCTCCGCAAGCACCCGAAACCACGCTTGAGCGGGCGGCGCAGGGCGCGGGGCGCGGGATCGCGGACGCGGCGTCCGTGCTTGTCCCTGCGACTGCCGTTGCGCGCGGCGCGCAGGCGGGCGGCGTGGCGCAGGGCGTGGGGCGGATGCTGGCCGCGCAGCCTGTCTTGCAGGGCGTGGCGGGTGCTGTTGGCGGGGCTGTTGGCGACGCCACGGATAACCCTCTCCTTGGGACTGCTGCTGCCATTGCCACGCCCGTTATCGCAAGTGCCGCGCGCCGGGCTGTGACGCCGTTCCCCATGTCGCCCGAACGGCAGGCGTTGGCCGACGCAGCGCGTCGCGAGGGCATCCCCCTTACGGCCGGACAGGCAACCGGCAATCAGGCGCTCCGCTACATGGAGGGCGCATTCGAAAGTCTCCCGACCACGGCAGGCCGCCAACAGGGCATCGCGGATGCCTCGCGCCGTGGTTTCAATCGCGCTGTCTTGCAGCGCGCGGGCATTGCTGACGACTTGGCTACGCCGGACGTGCTGGCCGCAAACGCCCAAAGGCTCGGCAACGAGTTCACGCGGCTTGCGTCGCAAACCACAGTTCAGTTTGACGCGCCCTTTGTCTCGGCGGTTTCCGTCGCGGCAAATCGCTACGGCAACAAACTGCCGTCTCAACAGCGCGCGGTATTCGGGAACTATGTCCGCGACATCCTGACCGACGCCGCGACCGGGCAACCGCGCACCACGCTTGACGGGGCGGTCTATCAGCAGGCGCGGTCGGATCTGACGCGGCAAGTCTCAGCGTATCAGCAGAACGACCCCGCGCTTTCGCAGGCGCTGCGCCAACTGCGCGACGCTTTGGATGAAGTCGCGGGGCGCTCCGTTCCGCCTGACATGCAAGACGCTTGGCGCGCTGTGCGAGGCCAGTATTCCGCGCAACGGACGATTGAGCGCGCCATCGGCGCCGGCGAAAACGTGGCGGAAGGCAACATCTCGCCTCTGCTCCTCCGCAACGCCGTCAACGCGCGCGACCGGCGAGCCTACGCTCTAGGCCGAGGCGAACTTACGGAACTCTCCCGTATCGGGCAGATGTTCATGCGCCCGATGCCGCAGTCTGGCACGGCGCCGAGGGCCGCGATGATGGGCGCATTGACCGGCGCGGGCGTGGCGGGTGTTGACCCGCTGACGCTCGCGGCTGGCGCGGCGGTCCCGCGCGCGGTTCAAGAAGTCTATATGCTGCCGCCCGTGCAGCGGTATTTGCAAAACCAGGCATTGCCGCAGGGGGCGCCATCCCGCAATGCCTTGGCCGCGCTGATGCTGCAACAGGGACTTTCGGAAACGCGCGCCGCACTGACCAACGGCGCACGCTAACCCATCCGCATGGAGCGCGCCGACTTCCATCCGTAGCGCGCCCATACCACGCAGAACGTCGCAACGTAACTCCCTCCGAACCCAGCGACCAAACCGCCCAATAGCGGGATTTTGGGGTTTTCCGGCGAGGGATGCAGCGCGACGAACGCTGCGCATCCGAACACGCACGCCATTCCGAATTGCGCCCATCGCCAACGCGCTTGGCGGCGGTCATCCTCAAGCATGGAATTCTAACCCATGGCCGAACGCTTCTTTATGCCGCGCGCGACTGCCTTTGACGGCAACGGCGACCCCATCCCAGGCGGCAAGCTGGAATTCTACGTCGCCGGCACGTCCACGCCGCTCGCGACCTATTCCGATGCGGGCCTGACCGTGGCAAACGCCAATCCCGTGATCGCGGACAGCGCGGGGCGGTTTGGCGAAATCTTCCTGATCAGCGGCGAGGAATACAAGGTCATCCTGAAGGACGCGGACAACGCGACCATCTGGACCGCAGATCCTTATGTTGAGATCGCGGTAGAGGCGCCCGACGTTTCCCCGGTGTTCTACGCGAACAGGATCGTGAACGGCGCGATGCTGATTTCGCAGCAGAACACTACGTCCAACGTGGATACCACCACAGGGGCGGCATACACGCTGGATCAATGGGAGGCGGTGCTTTCCACCACGCCGGGCGGGACGCTGCGCGTCGCGCAGAACGCTACCGTGACGCCGCAGGGCTCGCCATATCGGCTGCGCGCGACGGCGCAGGTATCCGACGGCACGATAGCGGCGGCGAATTACTATATGCTCCGGCAGCAGATCGAGGGCTGGCGCGTGAGCAACGCGCTTCTCGGCACGAGCGGCGCGAAGGCGCTCATTCTGCGGTTCGGCGTTCGTTCGTCCGTCTCTGGCACGTTCGGCCTTTCGATCTGCAACGGCGCGGTCAATCGCTCCTATGCGACCACCTACCAGATCGCGGCGGGGGAAGTCTCCACGGACGTTGTGCGCACGGTTGTCATTCCTGGCGACGTGGCCGGGACGTGGACGACGGCTGAGACGGCGGGGCTTATGGTCCGGTGGTGCCTGGCGGCCGGGACGGACTTCCAGGGCGCCGCGAATACGTGGACCGGGGCGGACATCATCACGACTTCGGCGCAAACGAATTTCATGGGCACGGGCAGCGCGACGTTCGATCTGTTCGACGTTGCGTTGTATGTGGACACAGCTGGCAGCAGCGTGGCGCCGACCTATGAATTCCCGCGCTACGAGGACGAGCTTGCGGCGTGTCAGAGGTATTGGTGGAAGACGGGACGCGCGATGCTGGTGCAGGGGTTCGACAGCAGCGGGGCGTGGGGGCAGCGGGCGCATGTTAGCTTTCCCGTCGAGATGCGAGTTGCCCCGACCTCCACGAATTCCACCAGCTTTCCGACGAACGTCGCGAGCGCGATCATCGAGAATATCGGCACGGGCGGTGCGCAGTTTTCGGTCACGTCGTCCGGAGCAGGCGGATTCTACATCATCTACGACGCGACGGTTTCCTTCTCCGCGCGGTTGTAATCCAGCGCACGCAACGGTTGCACCTTTCCGCTTGACTTTTGACGATGTTTTCGCGCGCGTCCATGCGCCGGGATGTGTTACGAAGGGAGCGTTTGGGGGTCATGAGCGAATTGCCGGTTGATGAGGCCCGCGTCGCCGCGTTGGAAACACGTTTTGCCGTGCACGACGCGGTATGCGGCGAGCGATATCGCGCGATCAACTTCAAGCTAAACATCGCCATCGGCGGCATTGGCATTCTGCTTACAGCGATCAGCGCGGGCGATCCGCTCGTGCTGTTCCTGCGCCGCGTATTCGGGGCGGCGTAGTGGCAGCGCCGAAATGCACCGCCGCTGAATTCGTCGCAATCTGGAACGAGTGCGGCGGCTCCCCGACCGCCGTAGGCAAGCGGCTCAACATCGAGCCTTGCAACATCATGCACCGCCGCCGGCGGCTTGAACGCAACGGGTATTTCCTCCCGACCAATCCACTGCCAGGCGGGCACAACGCCCCTACCGCGCTCGTGCGGAATTACGAGCAGATGGCGCCGCTCGCCGTCCCTTACGGGACCGTTGTCGTGTTTTCCGACGCGCATTGGTGGCCTGGAACGCCGCGCACCATTGCGCATGACGCGCTGTTGAAGGTCATCCGCGAGGTCAAGCCGAAGGCAGTCATCGCGAACGGCGACGTATTCGACGGCGCAAGCATATCGCGCCACGATCCGGACGGATGGCAGAACCTTCCATCCGTTCATCAGGAGCTTGAAACCGTCAAGGCGTATATGGCGGAAATCGCCGAGGCCGCACGCGGCGCAATCCTTGCCCGCACCATCGGAAATCATGATCTGCGCTTTGACCGTCGCCTTGCGACGCAAGTCCCGGATTATCGGCACCTCGCCGGCATGATGCTGCGGGACCACATGCCCGACTGGCGCGAGGCATGGGCGTTCGAGGTGAACGGCGGCACTGTCGTCAAGCATCGCTGGCACAACGGCGTCCACGGCGCATACAACAACGTCCTGAAGGCGGGGCGGTCCATTGTGACCGGGCATTTGCACAGGCTCTGCGCGACGCCTTGGACCGACTACTCCGGCCGGCGCTACGGCGTGGATACCGGCACACTGAGCGAGGCGCGGTTTGCGCAGTTCGACTACGCCGAGGCGTCGCCCAAGAATTGGGGATCTGGCTTCGCCGTGTTGACGTTCCGGGAAGGCTTCATGCTGCCGCCGGAATTCTGCGAGGTGCTACGCGGGCAAGCCTTCTGGCGCGGCGAGGTGATCCATGAGGAAGCGAAGCCCGCTCACAGGGCGAATTCGCGCCCTCGCGCGGCTGCCTCCCGGCCCGGTCATCGAGTTAAGTCTGGAGTGTCAAAACTGCGGGGCGGAATGGGCGGAGGCGAGGATAAAGCCGCCGCTCGTGTTCAAATGCCCGGACTGCGGACGAAGGGAGGGACTGCGAAGCGATGATATCTCCGCTGCATCCTATGTCCTCAGAGCAGATGACGACGATTGACATGCGCGACCCTACCTCCGCGCTGGCGGAAAGCCTCGCCGTGGCCGAGGGCCAGCTCGGCCTGTTTTGGGGGTCATCGTCGCACCGGGCGGCGTATTTCGTCACGGCAAACGCCATGCTTCGCCCGCTGCAATCGCGCGGGTGGAAGCTGGAGCGTATCGGCCTGGTTCCCGAAGCCTCGCCGTGATCTGCGGCCTTGCCCTGGTCCTGCTTCTGGACGCATCCGCGTCCGTCCCTGACCATGCGTGGCACGCTCAGGTAGAAGCGCACGCGGACGCATTGGCAGATCCCGCCATAGGCCGCGCGATGGCGGCGCAAGGGACAACCGCCGTCGCGGTCATCGGGTTTTCGGACACTCCGCGCGTCATGGTCCCTTGGCGCGTGGTGGACGCGCCGGAAGACGCGGCGGCCATCGCGCGCGAGGTCATGGCCGCGCGCAGGCCGGGGAACGCGTCCACCTACACGGCCGCCGCGCTCGGTTACGCGCTGCGGTATCTTGACCAAGCCCCGTGTGCGGGCGAGCGTCGCGTGATTGATCTTGTGACGGACGGGCCGAGTGACGATAACTCGCGCATCCCGGCTGTCCGGGACGCTCTGATAGACGCGGACGTGCGCTTGAACGTCCTGGCGGTCAAC